GATTCTCACACCCGACCAGTTTGGCGGCCTCAAGAAGAAGATCGACGACGCTGTGGAGGGGGTCTTCGGGGAACAGAAGAAGAAGCTGATGTCCGGCGATGGGAAGTCAAAGAACAAAGCCAAGGAACTCACGGCCTTTTATCCTTATGAGCCTGAATATGATGACGAAGGCGACGAAACAGGGAACCTGATTTTCAAGTCAAAGATGAACGCCCACGTCAAGACCTCGACCGGCAAAGAGTGGGACCAGCGTCCCTCCGTATGGGATGCGCAAGGGAACGAGCTTAAAGGCTCCGCGATTCCCGAGGTGTGGAATGGCTCCCACATCGCGCTGTCCGTGGGCCTGAACGGGTTCTATAAGGCGGACACTAACCAAGCCGGAATCAGCCTTCGCCTGTATGCCGTACAGGTTGTTAAACTGGTAAGCGCCGGTGGGGGGTCTGCTGAAAGCCACGGCTTTGGCACCTATGAAGAGGGCTTTACCGCCGATACATCACCATTCGAGGATGATCAGGCCGGAGGTGGGAACACCCCATGCGACGAGGGCGAAGACTTCTAAATGTCATTCGCCTTTGAACTTCCGCTACCTCCAGTACCCGCTCCAAGACCCCGCGCACGTGCCTTCATGATGCGCGGGAAGCCGATGGCCTCCGTTTACAACCCATCCGCATATACTAAGTGGCAGAAGGAGGCTCAGGATGTCCTAAGTGGCCTTAAAGGACCGGAAGGGGGGCCTCTCGAAGGCCCTCTCTTCGTCCTCACCGACTTCGTCATGGAGAAGGCGCGCACATCCAAGTTCGTTGAGCCTACAGGGTTACGGACGGGCGACATTGATAATCATCAGAAGACGATATACGACGTTATCACAAAAGATGGTAAGTGGTGGAAAGATGACTGCCAGATCATAATCGCCTGGGCCTCCAAAAGCTTCGGCACCCCAGTGATCCGGGTCCAGTGCCGCGAGCTTCGCAACCCCGATCAGCTTGAAGCTTACCGGCGGCTGATCTTCTCAGGAGTGGCTAATGCGTTTTAAGCCTATAAAGTCTGTAGACTATCTGGTCGTTCACGCCTCGGCGTCACAAGCTAAATCGGACATCGGCGTCAAGGAAATCGACGCGATGCACCGGAAGCGGGGCTTTATCGGCGGCGTTGGCTATCACTACGTCATTCGGAGAGATGGCACCATTGAGAAGGGACGCCCGGATAATAAGCCCGGCGCTCATGCTCGGGGATATAACCACCTGTCTCTTGGCATCTGCCTCATCGGTGGCGTCAAGCAGGTACGCGATCCGGTCACCAAAAAGCTCACGCTGGAGCCTGAAGATAACTTCACGGATAAGCAAAAGCTGGCCCTTTACGACCTTCTGTCACGGCTCTCTGCTGAACATCCAGATGCAACTATACTTGGTCACAGAGACCTGCCGGACGTCCGTAAGGCATGTCCGAGCTTCGATGTACGCGAGTGGTGGGACACCATGCGCTCCGGCAAAGCTTGGGACTGCGCAACGGACATCGACCCATACCTCACAATGTAACAACACCAAACACTGTCAGGAGAAGACAATGACATACAACCTATCAGTCCGCCATAAGGTTATTGCCCGGCACCTCTTAAAGCGCGGCTACATCACGCCACAGATCGCCCATGCTGAATATGCTATGGACCAGCTCCCGGCTGTCATTAAGCTTCTCCGGGAGAAGCACAAAGACTACGTGAACGGCCGTGCGATCAAAACAACCATGAAGCAGGCTGAATCCGGTCGCCGCTATGCCTACTATGAGCTGGCACCTGCTAATGCGTAAGGTCCGTAGTAAGACAGCCATCCAGCTTGCCTTTGAGGCGGCTGGAAGTTCCATCCATACGGTTGGCGGAAAAGTCATCCGCTTACGTAACCTGAAACCCCAAGGAAAGGCGGAACCTTTATGGCTCGGCACGAAGAAACCCAAGAAACAGAGTCCCAGTGTATAGGTCATGAGCCTTGTCCGTCGTGTGGTAGCCGAGATAACCTCGGCCGCTACGATGATGGGCATGGCTTCTGCTTCGGCTGTGGGCATTATGAGAAAGGGGAGGCTGACTCCACGAACAGCCAGAAACATCCTGAAGACAATGATAACCCCTTCTCATCCTCCCGCATCCGGGGGGAAGCCCGGTCGCTGGCCGCTCGTGGTATCTCCGAGGAGACCTGCCGAAAGTTCGGGTACGCCGTCGCAAAGGTTCTTTGGGATGCTGGGAAGTCAGCTTGGAGAAACCCAAACGAAGGCGAAGCGGGTACCCACGCTTGTCAAGTTGCCGATTACTTCAAGGACCGCACATGGCAGGGCCAGAAGCTTCGCTTTAAAGATAAGAAGTTCTGCTTTATAGGGTCCAGCAAGAGCGTTGAGCTTTTCGGCCAGCATCTCTTTAAGGCCGGACGGGGGAACCTCGTGATCACTGAGGGGGAGATCGACTGTCTCTCCGTCAGTCAGGCTCAGAATAACAAGTGGCCTGTCGTCTCCATCCCAACGGGTAGCCAGAGTGCTGTCCGGGCCATCAAGGAAAACATCCAGTTCGTTGAGAGCTTCAACAAGGTCATCCTTATGTTTGATATGGACGATCCGGGACAAGAGGCTGCTGTTAAGTGCGCCGCCGCCCTCACCCCGGGTAAGGTCTACATAGCAAGCCTGCCGCTAAAGGATGCCAATGAGTGTCTTGTTGCGGGGCGTTCAAAGGAAATCATTGACGCTATCTTTCAGGCCAAGGAATACAGACCCGACGGCGTGAAGGCTCTCCATCAACTATACGATGGCGCTCGAAAAATGCCCCAAATACAGCTTCTCTGGCCGTGGGATACCATGACGCTGGCTATGTATGGCCGCCGCCGTGGGGAAATCTATGGCTTCGGTGGTGGCGTTGGTTGCGGGAAGACTGAGATGTTCAAAGACCTCATCTACTTCGTCACGCATGTTGAGCGGAATAAGGCTGGTCTATTGTTTCTCGAAGAAGACCCGGAACTTACCGCAAAGGTTCTCGCCGGGAAGATTGGCAATAAACGGTATCACGTACCACGTGCCTGCGATATATGGGACTTGCGGGAGACTATGGGCGTCGGTAACGAAGGCCCCCGTCCTGCGCCCGATTGGGAGCAGGAAGACCTTGATAGGGACTTGAAGAAACTAGATGGAATGATCGAAGTTTATGATCACTTCGGCTCCAAGGACTATGAGACCATTCGGGGTCAGATTAAATATATGGTACAGGGCCTTGGGATCAAGGACATCTTTCTGGACCATCTGACGGCCCTAACCGCCGATGTTGACGATGAACGCCGCTCTCTGGATTTCTTAATGGCGGACTTAGCCAGCCTAGCTAAAGAGATGGACTTCACGCTCTACTTCATCAGCCACCTTACGACGCCTAAAGGCAAGCCTCATGAGGAAGGCGGGCGGGTGTTCGAGAAACATTTCACAGGCTCCCGCGCGATAAGCCGCTGGGCGCACGGCTTGTTTGCCATTGAGCGGAACAAGCAGACACCAGATGAACCTTCGACTTTCCGCATACTGAAGGATCGCTTCTCCGGTGATGGGAACGGCGTGACCTTTGGGCTTCGCTATGACAAGCCCACGGGCCGTCTGCACGAATGCCCTATACCCGCCCGAAAGGACGATGATTGTCCTTTTAGTGAGGCAGGTGAAGAACAAGACTTTTAATAAGGATTATTGACAAATGAACAACAGACCTATGCTCTACAAGGCTGATCTGAAGCCTTGGATTCGCGATCGGAAATATCTCTGGACACCACTCGGCCTGATGCTACTGCTTGGTATGCCCATTATTCTCATAGCGCTGGTAGTTAGTGAATGCTGGGGGATTCTGAAAGAGGACGGCCGCACGTTCTTTCAAGAGGTATATCTCTTAATGCTGCACCGAGTGCATAATCCAGAGGCTAAGCAGGAAGGGGCTAAGCATGAGTGATAACGCAAAAACCCAACCATCCTGTCATACATGCGTCTTTAAACGCGTCATGCATGACGAAGAACCGTGCATCTCTTGTGGGTTCGGGGAACAGAGCAGATGGTCGCCTGCCATTCTTACAGTACCTAAACAGGCGGACGAGGGGCAAGGCTTCTACGTTCGGGGTGTTGACCACAGCGCCCGCGCCTCCGAGGAACCGGACGAAAAACAAGGCTACACAGTTCATGATGACGGGTGTAACACCTATGTCACTGAGGATGAGGACAACGTTGTCATCCGCCCGGCACATTACACGCGGTTCAATCTCGAACCCGTGACCTTCATCATGCGGAACCACCTCCCCTTCCACACAGGGAACATCATCAAGTATGCCTGTCGCGCCGGGCATAAGCTGTACGATGGACAGGACGCCACACAGTCTGAAATCACAGACCTTGAAAAGGTCCGGCGGTACGCCGAGATGCGCATCAATCAGCTTAAAGGAGAAACCGAGCTATGAGTAAAGACTTCTATGAATTAGGAACGAAGGTGCGCTTTAAACAGGGTGCCGATGACCATGCCGGGTGTGTAGGAACCATCGTCAGCATAGATAAAGAGGATACGGAAGAACGCTTTGCGGGCTGTGCAGCGACGTACAAGGTTGACGTCTCAGGCGAGCCGCACTGGTGGGCTTACAACAGAGACATTGAACCGGCGGAAGTGAGCGAAGGTGGTCATGAGTTCTCCATCGGAGATCGCGTAACCCTGTCGAAAAGCTCCGGATTTTATAACTGGGGCAATAATCACGATGATAGCGTAAAGGGTACTGTACGGCGTATAGATAACATCATATGGCCTGTTTATGTTGAGTGGGATGGGAGGCATAAAGATCACTATATGCACAGTGATCTTGAACCCGCAGGCGATCCTACAGAAGAGTACGTTGCTCTCCGCTGCGCCTATAAAAGAAGGAGCCTAGAGGACGCCACTGCGGATGCAGAGGTTATGGCAAAAGAAAACCCGGGGGAAACCTACGTGGTTTTCAAAGCAGTCGCTGAAGTAGCTGCGCAGGAGCCTGCTGTCACCTTTAAGAACCTCTGAGGACTGCCCCTCAGTAGCCCACTACACACGTATACACACAACTTTCCTCCATCTCAGGCCACCTTCGGGTGGTCTTTTTTTTTTAACCAGCGAAGGACATTGCAATGAGCTTCTTCCATGATTTCACCCCTATGCCAAAGACACCCCGGCTTGACCGCTCCTGCGTCATAACGGAGAAGCTTGATGGGACAAACGCCTCCATCCACATCAAGCCGGTAACTGAGCGGCCCAAGACACGAGACGTCGTTTGCCCGCTCGAGCCGGAGGCCCCTTCAGACTCCGGGTGGCTTGTCGTTAAAGATGGGAAGGCTTGGGTCATGGCCGCCGCCTCCCGGAACCGCTGGCTGATGCCCGCAAGTATCTCCGGAGATAAGTCTACGGATAACTATGGGTTCGCGGCGTGGGCTTATGAACACGCAAGTGAGCTTGTTGATTTGGGCGAAGGCTCCCACTTTGGTGAGTGGTACGGCTCCGGCATCCAGCGGGGTTATGGCCTAAAGGATAGAGTATTTGCGCTCTTTAACGTCAACAGGTGGAAATCTTACCACCACCCTTGGTCTCTCGACATGGTTACCGGAGGCAGGCGAGGCGCTGATGCAGTTCTCGCCCCGGCCTGCGTTGATGTCGTCCCCGTCCTAGGGGTGGGTGATTTTTATAGCACAAACGTCGTTAACGATTGTTTTGAGATGCTTGCGAACTTTGGCAGCTTCGCCAGAGCGCAGCACTATAAGAAGCCTGAAGGGATCATGGTGTTCCATAGTGCCTCCCGCCAGCTTTTCAAGATGACCTATGACTTGGATAAACAGGGAAAGGGCGTCTAGCCCTCCTCTAGCACGATGGCCGACCTGTGGGCGGCCCTACCTATTAACATCAGGAGATATGTAATGATCATCCCTCAAGAGTGGGTGGAAGTACTGGCCCACGTCAAGAAGTATGCCCCTTCGGCTGTCCTCGTCGGCGGCGCTCTACGTGATCGGTTGGATCGCCTCTCACAAAAGTACGCTGATTGGCGACTGCGGGAGAACCCTCTTGCTAATATTTGACATTGAAACCGACGGCTTTCTGGACGTCCTCACTAAGGTCCACATGATCAACGTGGTCGATAGTGAGACAAGCAAGCGCTACCGCTTTAACAATGAGAATCCAGCCGTGAAGGACTTCGCAGGCACCCTCGAAGAGGGCATGGAGATGCTCGAGGCGTCTTCGGAGATCGGCGGACACAACGTCCAGAAGTTCGATATTCCCGCTCTCAAGAAAGTGTACCCCGAGTTTAACCCGCAAGGTTATGTATGGGATAGCCTCCCTCTGGCCCGTCTAGTATGGTCGGACGTACGTGACCGCGACTTCCGCGCAATGGAAGCCGGGAGACTCTCGAAGGACTTCGCCAAGAATCGCCTCGTTGGCCGCCACTCCATCGAAGCTTGGGGTTGGCGGCTCGGGGAGCATAAAGGTGACTTCGAGGGGCCGTGGGAGACATACACTGAAGAGATGGATGACTACTGTATGCAGGATGTCATCGTTAACCTGAAGCTGTTTGAGCTTATATGGGGTAAGGACTACAGCGCCGAGGCTCTGAAGCTTGAGAATGACGTCTTCGCGATTATCTGCCGTCAGGAGCTAAAAGGGGTTCTGTTCGATAAGAGCGCCGCCGAGGCGTTGCTCTCCAAGCTTATGGCCCGCCGAGCCGAACTTGAAGATAAGCTCCGGGATACCTTCAAGCCTTGGTTCGCCCCAAAGTACACAAAGGGGAGCTTTCTGTTCACCCCTAAGACCAATAACAAAACGCTGGGATATTCTAAAGGGGCGGAAATGTGCCGCGTAAAGCTTAACACCTTCAACCCCGCTTCAACAGACCATATCGCCGACAGAATGATTAAGCTGTTCGACTGGCAACCAACAGAACGGACCCCAACGGGCAAGCCGAAGGTGGACGAGGAGACCCTCTCCTCTCTCCCCTACCCTGAAGCGAAGCTTTGCGTTGAGTACCTCATGATTAATAAGCGCATCGGGGCGCTTGCTGAGGGGGATCAGGCGTGGCTCAAGAAGATGGAAGATGACGACCGCATACATGGGTCTGTGAACTCGAACGGGGCCGTCACGGGGAGGATGACACATAACCACCCTAACCTCGCGCAGGTGCCCGCCGCCAGAGCGCCCTATGGTAAAGAGTGCCGTGCGCTATTCACCATCCCGGAAGGCTATCGCCTCGTTGGGTGTGATGCCGAGGGGCTGGAGTTGCGCTGTCTTGCTCACTTCCTCCACAGATATGATGGAGGAGCCTACGCCGACACTGTCCTTAACGGCGACAAGAAGCTTGGGACTGACATCCACACGCTTAATCAGAAAGCGACCGGGATGCGTACGCGGGATGGCGCAAAGACGCTCATGTATGCATACCTGTATGGAGCCGGTGACTACAAGATCGGCACCACATACGTTGATGACTTTGGTGACGAGAAGAAGGCGCGCTTCTATGCCCGGTTCCCATCAGGAAGGCCCCGAGATAGGCAGTTCAAGCGGCTCGGCCTCAAGAAGCGTAAAGAGCTTGAAGGAGCCGCCAATGGCCTCTCAGAGCTTCAGGGCGCTATCCAGCGGGCCGTCAAATCCAGAGGCTTCCTAAGGGGTCTGGATGGCCGCCGGGTTAAAGTCCGCTCGGCACACGCGGCGCTCAACACGCTGCTTCAAGGCGCGGGCGCTCTAGTTATGAAGAAAGCTCTCGTCATTCTGGACGCCTCGCTATCCACCTTCCTCACCCCCGGAGTTGACTATGAGTTTGTTCTCAATGTCCACGATGAGTTCCAGATAGAGGTGCTGGCGGAACACGCCCCACGTGTGGCTGAGACGGCGGAAGCCGCCATCGCCGAAGCCGGTGAACACTTTGGCTTCCGTTGCCCTCTCGCTGGCGCGGCCGATGTCGGGGAAACATGGCTTGACACCCACTAAGCAGTCCCTATTGCGTTGGCGCAAGCTACGAACACGCGCGTCGCGCGCAGGTATTCCCTTTAACCTTGACCCTGATGACGTAATAGCCCCCGACTACTGCCCTGTGTTGGGTATAGCTCTCCACAAGGGGCAGGGCATGGGGCCGAAAGACTACTCCCCTTCGGTGGATCGCATAGACCCCTCCAAGGGTTACGTAAAGGGCAACGTGCTTGTCGTCTCCCAACGCGCCAACCGAATAAAACAGGATGCGTCCCCCAGTGAAATACTGGCTGTGGGACGCTTCTTTACTCAATTAGAAAAGGAGAAAGATGATGTCCATATGGACCGCGATAGGTGACTTTTTCACCGGCATAGTATCCCCCATAACTGACACCATAAAGCACTCACGCTCTATGAAGAATGAGGAGCGGATGGGTGAGATCAATCTGCTGAAGGTCAAGTACGAGACGGCCGTAGCGCTCGTCAAGCAGGGGGCTGAGAACACACATGAGTGGGAAATGGCGCAGATAAAGAACGCTGGCTACAAGGATGAGTTCATCCTAATTGTCATCTACTGGCCTATTATCAAGTTGTTCTGGATGCTCCCCGCGAGGGAGGCCGTGGCGACCCTCGATGACTTCCCTCTATGGTACACAGGGCTTGTCTTGACGATCTCCGGGGCCGTATATGGCATCCGCAACGTCCTCCCTGTGTTAAATAAGTGGAGAGGCTCTAAGTGAGGGTTCTGCTTATAGATGCTGACATTGTTGCCTATCAGGCTGCGGCGAAACACCAGACCAAGAATCCATTCGGTGAGGGCGTCTCCGTTAACGAGGAAGCGGCCCTTGCTGAGGTTGATGGCACTATTGGATGGTTGAAACGCAAGCTCTTCGCAGAACATGTCATCATCTGCCTGTCCGACCCGGAGCGTAACTTCCGTAAAGAGCTTAATCCCTCCTATAAGGCCAACAGGGCGGGCTTCGAGAAACCGATCCTATTAGGGATGCTCAAAGACCACCTAGCGGCAAGCTATGACAGCTACGTTAGACCCACGCTGGAGGCCGACGACGTGATGGGCATATTGGCTACGAATAAGACGCTCCAAGCGAAGATGGGGTGGTCAGATGTCATCATGGTTTCTGAAGATAAGGACATGCGGACGATCCCCGGTAAACTGTTCAACCCAAACAGGGCGGAACTGGGAATTATTGACGTGTCCGAGAAGGATGCCCTGAAGTTCAGGCTTTGGCAGGCGGTCGTTGGTGACCCAACAGACGGTTACCTCGGATGCCCCGGCGTCGGCCCAAAAAATGAATGGGTCGAGGCTCTTCTGGAAGAAGATGATCCGCTGGAGATGTGGGATTGCGTCCTGTGCGCCTACAGATCCCGTGGTCTCTCGGAAGAAGACGCCATCCTCCAAGTACGCATGTCCACCATTCTAAAGTCATGGGACTGGGACTGGTCCACGTCACAGGTCCGCCCTTTTGAGACGCCGTACCTCCTTGTTTAACGCAGCGCGAAGCTTAATACGCACTATAGGACATGCATGTGTAAACATACCTTTAAGCTTCCCATAATCATACCCAGTGAGTTTATCTTTAAGATAGCTTGCTGGGTTTTTTTTTCGAGAAGACCGATATGCAGAAGCTACCTTTAACCGTTGAAGAATTAATCCACACCCTCGACAAGATGTATCCAGACAGATGTCCGCCGCCTGATATGCCTATGCATAAGATTATGTTTAGGTCCGGGCAGCGTAGTGTTGTTGATCATCTGGTCCACTTACTCGGTGAAGACGAGATCGAGGATATTTAGGAGATGCCTAATGTGCCTCGTTAAGAGTCCGAAGATCAGAGATACTAAGGAGAAGAAGCCTCAATACCTCCGAAACCCATACCTAGACGGGGTAGGGCCAGAGGCTGACGCCATGCGCTCTGGCAGAAACTCACTCCGAATAACTAAGGGGTCCGACCAGACAGCAAACAAGCTCTATATCCCCAACACTCGGGCACCAACCCTGCTTCCCGGCATTAACCAGTCCACGCCCTACGCGGGGATTCAGATAGGTGGAGGCTCCGGGGGCCGCTTTTCATTTAACAAGAGGCTTGTATGACAGAGAACTCAGAAACACTCCCCGTAGCTAAAGAACGCTGGGACGCGCTGGTAGGTGCCCGTGAAGGCCCTCTTAGTAGGGCACGTGAAAGCTCCGTCCTGACAATCCCGGACCTCATCCCGCCAGATGGGCATACCGAAGACAGCACACTCCCGACGCCTTATCAGAGCTTAGGGGCGCGAGGGGTCAACAACATATCCTCTCGGTTATTCATGACGATTATGCCAGCAGGGGCAAGCATGTTCCGCTTCCGCATGGAAGAGGACGTTGAGGAACAACTCTCGGAATCCAAGGCCGAGGTCGAAGAAGCTCTCGCCGGGATGGAGAATAAGGTTCTTACCGCCCTAGAGGCATCAAACCTCCGGACAACTTTAAACGAAGTACTGAAGCACCTCGTCGTGGGGGGCAACACCCTCCTATATATGCCTGACGATCTGGAAGCCATGCGGATATTTCGTCTGGATCAGTTCGTCACGCTTAGAGATGGTTCTGGCAAACCCATAGAGGCCGTTATTCGGGAAAAGGTAAGCCCGGTCACTCTGGATGAGGCAACTAAAATGGCGGTTGGCATCCCCGCAGATAAAAAGGATGATGTCGAGGTCTACACCCATATCAAGTGGAAATGGGCAGATAAACGGCTGACATACTACCAAGAGATTAACGGGACCATCGTTCCCGAAAGCGAAGGCTTCGATCCTATAGACAAGCCCTCATACATCCCCCTCCGCTGGACAGCGGTAGCTGGGGAGAGCTATGGCCGCAGCATGGTAAGCGAGTACCTTGGTGACCTACTGTCCCTAGAGGGAATCAACAAGTCAATCGTGGATTTCACCGCCGCCGCCGCAAAGATCGTCTTCTTGCTCCGTCCGAACGGGACTACCAAGGCAAAGGACTTGGCGAAAGCCGACTCTGGAGCTTTCGTTACCGGAAGCGTTGATGATGTGAGCGTCCTCCAACTAGAGAAGTATGCCGACTTTCGCGTCGCCAAGGAACAGGCCGAGGAACTTACACTACGCCTCTCTAACGCCTTCTTGCTCCGCTCAGGAACTGTAAGGCAAGCGGAAAGGGTCACAGCGGAGGAAATCCGTGAGATGGCTCAAGAACTCGAAGATGTCCTAGGTGGTGTCTATACGTTCCTGACAAGGGAACTTCAGCTCCCTATCGTTCGCAGGGTGATTCACATCCTAGAGAAGAGCAACAAGCTTCCTAAGCTCCCTGAAGGCTCCACCTCCATCACCATCGTGACCGGCTTTGAAGCCCTTGGGCGTAACCAGACCGTAAACCGTCTCCGCCGCTGGCTTAGTGATGCAGCGGCTCTACTCGGCCCTGAGGCTCTGCTACGACGGATCAACGACGGAGAGGTTATCAAGAGGCTCGGCACGGGCCATGGCGTCGAAGACCTCAAAGGTCTCTTGAAGACAGACGAGGAAATCGAGCAGGCTGAGCAAGCCGCTATGATGAACCAAACAGCACAGCAGATCGCTCCGGCTGCAACTGCCGAAGCGATGAAGCAAGCACAATAAGGATATTTAAAATGGCTGACGCAAACCCAGCAAAGAACCCGATGACGAAAGAAGACCGCGCCAAGGTTAAAGAGACCGGTCAGAAGCGCGAAAAGGTAACGCTACGTGCTCCTAAAGGTAAGGATGCCGTAAAGACCTACCGGAAAGACTGGTAGCAAAAAGAGAGGAGATCAACATTGACCGTCGAAATGAAAAACAGCGAGAACACAGAAGCGGCCCCTGAGTCCAAGGAAGAGCGGGCTACGCGCATGGCTGAGATCGGGCGGCAGTCCCGTGAAGGGACGCGCGGAGCTGAACCTGAAGGTTCCACTGAAGCCGCTGAAGCTGAAGTACCGGCCCGGCCGGATAACATTCCAGAGAAGTTTTGGGATGCTGAAAAGGGTGAGGTGCGCGTAGACGCATTGGCGAAATCGTATGCCGAGCTTGAAGCCGCGCGGAGTAAGCCTGAAGCTGGCTCCGAGGAGGCCAGTAAAGAGGGCGGCAGCGAGGAAACCGCCGAGGAGTCTTCTGCACCTGAAGTCATCCAGAAAGCGGTCGATGCTGCTGCGGCTCAGTATGCTAAAACTGGCGAACTCAATGAGGAGTCTCGAACCACCCTTAAAGAGGCCGGCTTCTCAGACAGCCAGATTGAAACATACCTCGCGGGTGTCAAGGCGTCGGAGACGGCTGCCTTAGCTGCCGCGCACGAGGTGACAGGGGGCGAGGAAAGCTTTAACTCAATGATGAAGTGGGCTGAGAGCCTACCACCTGATGAGATTGAAGGTATCAACGCCGACCTTGCAGACGCCAAGAAAACAGTGTCAACCATTAAGGGCCTATACGCCAGGTATCAGTTGGCGACCGGGGTTTCTGGTAAGCGGTTGGACGCTACGCCCTCTAACAGCGGCAGCGACACATACGGAGACCGCCTTGAGATGATCAAGGACCAATCATCTGAACTTTACAAAACATCGAGCGCCGAGCGCGCGCGTGTGGCACAGAAGATCGCACGATCCAAACGGTCGGGCACAATCGTTCTGTAGGTATTCGTGGTTTCTCCTCCCACGAAACAGGTCCGGCCTGAGCCTGTACATAAATATCAGGCCACCTTTAACAGCACCCGCCCCACATTTTGCGCACCCCGGCGGGTCATCCACCCTCCCCACCGGCATCGCCGTGTGGCTTCCGGGGCTGATCACCCCTACAACCTACTCCCAAGAACGCATCGACCGATGACGGAAGTGAGCCTCTGCGGAGATAACTCATGGAAGCTGAACGAGAGCTTCAAGGGTACATGCAACGTGTATCAACTCTAAGTATAAGGACAGCTAATGACTGCTGCTAATCCCTCCCGTCCGGGCCTTCGCGAAGGTGGCTCCGACGACCTCGAACTGTTCCGTGATCAGTTTACCGGTGAAGTAATCACCGCTTTTGAAACTCAGGTTCTCCTGAAGGACAAACACACTATCAAGACCATCCAGTCCGGTAAAAGCGCAAGCTTTGATGCCGTTTGGAAGGTCGGCTCCAGCTACCACACACCCGGCGCTGAAATCCTCGGCCAGAACGTTGACCATGATCAGATTTTGATCGGCGTTGACGGATTCCTGATCGCCGATACTTTCATCTCAGAGATTGATGAGGCCATGAGTGAGTGGGATGTCCGCTCCAAGTACGCCATGGAGATCGGCCGTGAGCTGGCTCTCCAGTATGATCGGAACGTCTGCCGGAACATCCTTCTGTCTTCGCGGGGCGCTGCCCTATTCACCGACGACCTCGGTGGGTCTACGCTGACTAACGCCAACTACGGCACCGTCGCCGCCGACTTGTTCAATGGCCTGAACGACGCCGTTCAGACTATGGATGAGAAGGACGTCCCTGTTGACACTTTTCAGGTCTATGCTGGCTTCAAACCCGCTCAGTACTACCTGCTGGCCAACGACGACAAGAACATCGACAAGAACTTTGGCGGCACCGGCTCCCTCTCGGGCCGTGGCATCAAGACCGTAAACGACGTCATTGTTCTGAAGTCGAACGCCTTTGTGTTCGGTCGTGATGAAACCGCCTACAACGCCACCACGAACACAGATGGCCTGATCGGCCACCCCAGCGATCCTCTCGCCGCTGACGTGGCTAAGCTCAAAGCCAAATATCAGGGCGACTGGGCGAGCACTGTGGGTATGGTATGGACTGAACAGGCCGCCGCCTCTGTGCATCTCCGCGAGGTCGGGGTGACCATGGCTGATGACCCACGCCGCATCGGCGAGCTGGTGTACGGTAAGTACGCCACGGGCCACGGTACACTCCGCACCAAGTGCGCAGTGGAGCTGGCTACCGCCTAATCTCATAGCGGGGAACCTTCGGGTTCCCTGCTTTTTTTTTCTGTGTTGGTGGGTCTGGAGACGCCTTGTGGTCGCGCCATAAGGAGCGGGTTCGATTCCCCGCCGCCGACTATATTTAACCTAACTTCGGGATAAGCAAATGGCCACACTCCCTTTAACACCCATGACCGAGCTTGATGCCGTCAATGTCCTATTGATGTCGATCGGGCAGTCCCCGGTAAACACCATTGAGGTTTCGGGGATACGCGACGTCGAGATCGCGAAGCTTCATGTGCATAACGTATCCCGCTCTGTCCAGAATAACGACTGGAGCTTTAATACTGACCTCAATGTGGAAATGACGAGAGACCTAAATGATCACATTCTGGTCCCTGCGAATGCCCTTTCCATCGACCCCTCAGACCCATTCATGGACGTGGTGCCACGCACGGACAGCTCCGATGGCAACGTACAGAAGCTGTGGGATCGCCTAGAGAACACCTTTGAGTTCGCCGAGGATATTACCGCAGATATAAGCTATTTTCTCCCCTTTGAGGACATCCCACAGGCAGCGCGCGATTACATCACAATGCGCGCGGCGCGGCGCTTCCAAGCTGCTAGCATCGGATCGCAGATTCTCTACTACTTTACAAAAGAAGAGGAAGATGAGGCCAGAGCGGCCCTTATCTCTTACGAGACGCGTCAGGGGGATGATAACTTCCTCAACAGTTTCCACGCCCGTCAGTTCCACAAAGGACGCTAAAAGATGTCACTGATAACCCGTCAGATTCCCGGAATGTATAATGGGATTTCTCAACAGCCAGCGACTATGCACCGGCCTGACCAGTGCGCTGAGCAGGTGAACTTTTGGGCCACTATTGTGGATGGTCTCGGCAAGCGGCCGGGGACGGAGCATGTTAATCAGATAGATGCTGGTCCCTTGGGCGATCAGCTCATCCACTATATAAACAGGGACGTAACGGAACGCTACATCGTCCTGCTGTCCAATGGCGACCTCAAGGTTTTCGATCAGGAAACCGGAGAGGCCAAGGCTGTGTCCTTCCCAGCCGGGAAGAGCTACCTGACGGCCACAAGCCCCTCGGAGGACTTTGCTCTTGTCACAGTAGCGGACTATACCTTCGTTGTTAACAAGACCGTCGAGTGTAAGATGGATGTCGTCGGGGCTGACAATGTGGCGGACCCTCTCGACTACGCGTGGCTCAACACGCGGGTGGACCCGTGGGGAGCCTCTCTGCTCTATAAGCAGTATACCCCCAACACTTTTTACGGAACCGGCGTTACGGCGTCAGTTCAGGCGTTTGAAGACCTCCCGGATACGGCACCCCAAGGGGCGCTCTATAGGATCAAAGGGACGACCGAAAGCCTATTCACCAGCTATTACGTGGTGAAGAACGGAGGGGTGTGGGATGAAACCGTGGCCCCTAACATCGCCAATGCGATTGATCCTCTGACCATGCCTCACGCCCTTGTCAGGAACGCCGATGGCACTTTTACCTTTGCGCCTTTTTCATGGGCACCTCGACGTGTAGGGGATGAGGATACGAACCCCGCCCCCACATTCATTGGCCGGAAGATCAACGACGTGTTCTTCTCACAGAACCGCCTCAGCTTCCTTGTAGATGAAAACGTCGTCATGTCCGTTGCCGGTGACTTCGGAAACTTTTTCCGGACAACCGTACTTGACTTTATTGATTCTGATGTCATTGACGTGGCGTCCTCCGAGACAAACGTCAACATCCTACGCTACGCCGTCCCCTTTAGAGAGGGGGTTATGCTCTTCTCCGGGCAAACCCAGTTCGCACTCACATACAGCGAAGAAGGTCTCGCCGCCGGGAACATCCAACTACACCCCACAACACGATATGAGATGAACCTAAAGGTTCGCCCACGGATGGTGGGTAGGGACATCTACTTCTTGGCAGACACTGCCAACTACTCCCGTATGTACGAATACTTCGCCTCCGCCTCGACAGGGTTGGAGCAGGCATCCGACGTGACGGCGCATGTTCCCCGGTATATCCCGAAGGGGGCCTCGGTCCTCGCCGGAAGTCCCAACCTCGACGCGCTCTTTGTCGTCACCGAGAGTAAACCAAATGTTGTTTACGTGTACCAGTTCTTTTGGGTTGGAGATCAGAAGGCGCAGTCCGCGTGGCATCAATGGGATTTTGCAGACGGGGATAGCATCCTTGCTATGGAGGTTGTCGATGAGTATCTCTATATGGTCATCTCCAGATCAACAGGGACGTCTATTGAGCGTATAAACCTTACTTCAGGCTACGTCCATCCGGACATCGGTAAAGCACTCCACCTAGATCGACAGATGTCCGTCTCAGGTACGTACCTCCCTGTGGAAGACAAAACGGAGTATACGCTCCCCGGCGCTTTTGAGCAGCCCACGTTCCGGGCTGTAAGAGGCTCGGGACATCCTGAAGGAGTGGGTTCGTTAATCGACCCCTCGACGTATGAGTGGCCCACCCCGCTTACCTTCAAGGTTCCCGGAGATACCTCTGCCAACCCTGTACACTTCGGGGCAAACTATACCGCACGGTATACGTTCTCGGAGCAGTTTATGGTGGGCAGGGAGGGTCAAGCCATAACTACCGGAAGGCTGATACTACGAACCTTTACGCTATATTTCACAGACACGGCTTTCTTCAAGCTTGAGGTGGCCCCTTATGGAATTAACCCCACAGTCGAGGAGGTTGTCCCGGCAGGTACTGCTGACTTCACCGCAAAGACCCTTGGGGTAGCCTCGTTAAAGCTTGGTGAACCCTCCTATGAAACAGGGGCGTGGTCCTTTCAGGTTTATGGAAACAGCCGCGATGCCACGGTGGCCGTAATCAATGACACGCATGTCAGCTCATCCTTCCAGTCGGCAGAATGGGAAGGCATGTACAATAACAGGGCAAGAGCCTATTAGGAGAGAGTATGGTCAAGTTTACAGACCCCACCTTCAAACACATCAGAGCAATCGCAGGGAACCTCCGCGAGAGCGATACGGAGGAGATTGCGGCGTCTTGTGGGCTTGACCCTCTACAAGCTCTAGCCCTCTCTGTTGAGGTCTCAGTTGCCTGCTGGGTTATTCTGGACAGCTCCGGGACGCCTATAGCTATCTTCGGGTGCGCTCCGTGCGTTGGCCCGGCTTGCGTCGGCTCTGTCTGGATGCTCGGCACCCCGGCTATGGACCAGAATGGCATAGCGATCCTCAGAAACTCTCTTCCGTATATTGAGAAGATGCATAAACACTTCCCCGTCCTTCATAACTTCATAGACCTCAGGAACCTAAAGAGCCAGAAGTGGCTCGAATGGTGTGGCTTTAAGGTAATTGACATTGACATGTCTTACGGAGTTGGGGGGCTTCCTTTTTTACATTTTATACGACATCAAGCCTAGGGAACATCATAATGTGTGATCCAGTAACATTCGCTGTGGTGTCCGTTGTGGGCGCGGCAGCTAGTACAGTAAGTCAGATGAAGGCCGCTCAGGCCCAAGCAGATGAAATCAACAGGCAATCCGAGAAACAGGCTGATGAGCTTCAGGACAAAGCCACGCTTGAGTCTAACGAACGGCTTCGCGCAAAGAGGCGTGAAGATGCTCAGATCAGGGTCGCCGCCGGTGCCTCCGGGTTAAACCTAGCGAGCGGCTCAATTGAGGCTTTCCTTCAGGACTCCGCAATGCAGACCGAGATGGACCTCACTACTATTTCAAAGAATAACGATAGTGCGCAGCAGGAGCGCATCTCTCAAACCAAGTCACGTTTGTCACAGATCAAGATGCCTACAGCCCTAGGCGCTGGCCTCCAGATCGCAAAAGCAGGCTATTCAGGCTATCAAGCCGGTATGAAGCTTACTGGAGGCTTCAATACCGAGAACGTCCTCAAGGGGGCCAAACAAGCAGCTAAAAGCGCAGGAGCAACGTAATGCCTCGCCCTACAGAAACACGACGCCCTCGCGGCGGAATACGTCAAGCAAGCCGCTCCTCGGCTCGAAGAGGCGTGGCGGCATCTCTTAACGTCCAAACTGACGGACTTAGCACTGCCACACAGCTTAAAGCTGCCCTTGGTCTCGTTGGCGGCGTAGCCTCGGAGGCTCTTAATGGACTCGAACAGAACCGCTCGGATCAGGCGCAGCAGGACTTCCTCTCCACAGGTGAGATGGACCCTGTACTGGCTAAGAAGTCTGATGCTTACGTGCGAGCATTTAACGCTGCGAAGTTTGATCGCGATCTTACGGCCTACGAAATTGAGCTAGAGGGCACCATCGCCCAACACGCGGCGGAGAATAAAGGCGTCACCTTAGAAGACGTCAATGAGATGGTCGATCTCGGTCTTGAGAAGTTCTACAAGGATGAGGAGGGCGTCTCCATCTTCGGCGACCGGCCTGATCTGCTACGAGCGGGTCTGCAACGCTCCTCCGCTCTCCGCCAGAGGATACTTGGCAGAACCACAGAGATCATCACCCATAGGGTCGATAGCGAGTACGCCTCGATTGAAGCAGAAAACATGCGTAATGCCTACATGGCGTCTCTCGACGAGATGGGCAAGAACGGCAAGCTTGGCATCATGGAGATTATTAATGATGCCCCGGATAAGACGTCATCAGTTAAGCTAAGGGACGCACTAGTTCCCGGCGCTATCCGCATGGCCGTTGATGCTAACGACGAGGCCCCTCTTCAGGAACTTCTGGATGCGCGCCACGCTAATGGCCCTCTCCTAGACGCTGCACAGCAGGCACATGTTGCTCAGGCTCTCTCTCTTGTTAAGCAGAACCGGAGGAAGATTGCACAGGACGCTCTTGCTCTTGAGCGGATAGGGACGAGAGCCAGTATTGAAATACAAGCTGATCAGGGCATCTTTGATGTCTCAAAGTTGAACGACTGGAACAAACGCCTTGGTATCTCAGAGAGCTTCCTTTCCTCTCAAATGTCAAAGGCATGGTCGAAGAGACAGGACGCCGCCATAGCTTCTCAATATGGCGACTTGGTGGTTCAGGGCAGAGTAGACCTCATCCCCCCGAAAGATCAGCAGAAAGCTTTCGATCTGAAGACTACTGAGCTTGCCCGGCAGGGTCAGTACGATGAAATCATAAAGGTCGGCGTTGAGAACAAGATGATGCCTTCCGCTGTGAAGGAGTTCATCGAACACACCGCTCCCGGCTCTGTGAAGTATCCAACCGCATATGAACAGTACGTTCAGTGGAATAACGCGGATGCCCAACTTGTAGCCAGCGTCCTCCCTAAAGAGGTCCGTGCAGACTTTGAGGTCTATAAAGCTGGCACAACGCTTGCCGGGAAGACCCCAGAACAGATGCAAGAGCTGATGAACAACCGAGACCCGGAACTCGCAAAGAGATTCAGGTCAGGCGCTCGCTCAGAGACGGCGATAAGCACCATCCAAAGCGGCCTTACGCGGTGGTTTGAGTTTGGGGAAGAAACCCCACAAAGCGCGATCCTAGACGTTCAGGCCCTTGGTGAAGTCATGTATAGTACAGGCGTCTTCTATAAGCCTGAGGACGCTCTTGAGAGAGCTGCTGAGATTTACTCGGAAGGAACTGTATACGTTGACAACGTGGCCTTCCGTAAAGATCAGGGGTGGCCACAGAATACTGATGAGTTCGCCGAGTTCGCCAAGCAGAAGCTTATTCCTGAAGGGGAGGATGCTGACGACTGGGCGATCGTCCCCACAGTGCGTATGGCTGACAGAAACACAGTCCGTGTTGTAAAGCGCGGGGAACTCTTCCTACCGGGCGATCCAAACATACGAACATTTAACGTCAGAGAGATGGCCGCCAGCTACGCAGCTAGGGATCGGGCGCTGGAGCTGGAAGAAAATCAGAGGCTCCGGGAAGAGCAGAGAGCCGAAGCAGTGCGCTCCCTTGTAGGATCGGTTGATAATCTTCCGGTCCTTTTCAACACCACCTCCTTTGGAGTTGTCTCACCGGGCGCTCGCACGCGCGCCATCGATAAGGCTGGCATTGAAAAGTATGGCAAGGAAGACTGGGAGGCTCTCGTGGCGGAAGAGCTGGATCGTCGGAATAACCTCTCCGCCGAAAGCCGAGAACGTAACATGGAGACTTTCAACACCTACTATGGAACTCTCCCAAATGATTAGGAAGTAGATACGATGCAAGACGAGCAGGTCAAAGTAAGCCCCTCAACCTCCCAGCATAGGGAGAACGTATATGACCCGGTTGTCACCACGTTTCCCACGCCGGACCACCTGAAGAAAGAGGATGAGCAGCCGGGGTTCTTCGATGTGCTTCCTACAGCCTTGAACTCGGAGAGTTCTATCGCAGGCATCTCCCGCGTACTTACGGACGCTGGGTTCAGCTATGACCGCTTTTTTAATCTGGAGGAGACTCTCCGCGAAGACAAAGAGCTATCTGATAGGATCGAGGCGCTTCCCCTTGAGTTTGAATATGGCAGCGCCATGAGCCGAAAGCATCTCGACTATCTCGTTCAGCGCGCAGAGGATGAGCTGGAAAGAGATAAATATGTTGCACAGGCCGAGGGCTGGGGGGCGCTTGCCTCCTTCACCGCTGCCACATTAGACCCTACAGATTGGGCATTGTCGCTCTTGAGCGGGCCTATCGGCTTGGTGAGTAAAGGTACTAAAATGCAGCGTGTGCTGCGCTCCGGCGTCTCCGCCGCTGCAATTAACGCCTCAGTTGAGAGCTTTGTGGTAAGTGGTAGCTCCTTCAGGGGCAATGAGCATATTGTTTATGCCGGTCTACTTGGGCTATCGCTCGGTAGTGGGCTGGGCTACCTTGCCCCGAAAGACAATGCAGCCTTCATCGAAGCAGCTAAGAGACTTGCTGCGGATGAGCGAGGAGCCATCCCTCTCTCTAGGAAGGCAAAGCCTCCACAAGCGGATGAAGCGCCAACCACAGGTACCAGAACACAGTCCGAAGGTTTGGAGGCGCATCCGGAGAGCGATGATCTGGCTCTGGCATCCTTCCACCTACCCACTTACGCCAAGCAGGTAATCGGGTCAGCAAGCTCCCGAGCGCGTAAAATGGGTCTTGACCTACTTGAGGCGGGGCCTCTGAAGAATAAAGACTCTGTACGGCAACACTCGGCTGAGCTTGAGGCTGACCTCATTGAGCGCAAGCACCTCACGACATACTATAAATCCTCGAACCCCTTCTACAAGGCTTGGGCCAAGGAAAACGGATATAGAGGCATCTCCGCTGAGTTTAACTCAGCCCCCGGAGAGGTCTTCCGGCGGCGTATTGGGGAGTACCTCCACGGCGCTGACGAGGCTGATGAGAATGTGATCAAAGCTGCTGATCAGTTCAGCACAATGATGCGCAACATGCTTGAAGAGCAGAAGGCTGCTGGCGTCCTTGGCGCAGAGAACATCCCCTTTAATAAAAACTACCTCCCTCGCGTGCCTCGTCTCAAAAAGGTCCGAGAGGTACTCTCCGAGGTCAATCTTGAAGGTCTCGCACAGATAATCCGTAGGGGCCTCGATCCTGAGATGCCGGAGAACGTAGCTACAAGGGTGTCTAAAGCATATGCCCGAAGGCTGAGCGCCAAGTCACACCGAGTGGACATGGAGGATTTTCATGGGGTGTCCTTTGACGACATGGAATCCCTCCGCCTATGGTTTGATGATGACAAGCTCTTCAGTGAAGTTGAAGAGGCCCTGACGGCTATAAAGAAGTCCAAAGGGGATACCAACGATGGCCGCCCCTCTTGGCTGAAGAAGCGCCTATTTATGGATATGACGGCAGAGACCGAGGTGGGCGGCAAGACGTACCGGGTGATGGACCTGTTCGATCAGGACGTGGGCCGCGTGGGTACGCGGTATGTTCGATCAGCAGCAGGGTGGTCCGCCCTTGCCAAAAAAGGGTATAGGTCACAGTCGGATGTGAACAAGGCTCTTGAAGACATCAGGTCTCAAGGGGATGTCACAGCCGCCAAAAAGCTTGATGAGGTGGTAAACCTTATAACAGGGCGCTCCATTGATACAGACCCCTACTCCTCATTTAATCAGGTGAGCAAGTCTCTACGTGACCTCAACTTCGTGACAAAAATGGGACAGGCTGGTTGGTTTGGTCAGATGGCCGAGTTAGGCTTTGTGGCCGGTAAGGTGGGCCTGAAGAACATGCTCGCGAATATGCCGGGGCTGAAAGCACTATGGCGGAGAGCGCGTAAAGGCGAACTCGAAGATGACCTTGCCGAGGAACTCCATTTCGTTCTTGGTTCAGGCTCGGACTTCGTTAGGAACCCCGTGATGCGTGGGTTTGATGACTTAGGTATTGGCTTCGATACGACCACACGTCTCGGTCAGGGGTTAGAGAAGGCCGATAATGTCCTGCAAGGGATGAAACGCTTTGTCTCTATTGCCGGTGGCCTTGCTCCCGTGACCGCTTGGATGCAAGGTATCGCCGCCAAGTCTATTGCACATAAGCTCTCTCTCTTCGCCAGCGGCAGGAAGCTGCTGACCGATGCTCAGAGGGTGCGCCTGCGCGACGCAGGGTGGTCTGACAAGATGCAGGAACGCATCTTTGAGGAGATGCGTAAGCACTCAAAGTTCTCACCCTCAGGCCGCCTCAAGGCCATCAACTACCAATCTTGGGACGATGAAGTCTTTGGCTCATTCTCACTAGGAATGAACAGGCTACAACGCATCGCTGTTCAAGAGAATGACATCGGCTCCACCATTCCCTTCATGCATAAAGAACTCGGAAAGGTTCTCACTCAGTTCCGCTCGTTCGCGGTCAACGCTTACTCGAAGCAGTTCCTTCATAACGTTCACTTCCGTGACATGGAGACCTTCATGGTTTTCAGCATGGGGCTTATGTCCTCCTCTCTGGCCTATATCGGACAGCAGACAGCTAACAACTGGATGGACGGGGAGAAACTTGAGGATAGGCTGTCTCTGGACAACATCGTCAAAGGTTCCCTCCAGAAGCACGGGATGCTGACCCTGTTTCCGGGACTTGTAGATACTGCTATGCAGCTTACCGGCTTTGATCCTGTGTTCAAATACGGGCGAAGCTCCGGGCAGGCTGCAAGCTTCATCGCGGGGAACCCTACGGTAAGCACTATAAATAACCTAGGGAAGCTTGCGTCCCTTCCGGGATCGCTGGCACATCCCAGCTACAACTTCTCACAGGAGGACTCACGGGTGCTTGAAGCCCTCCTCCCCAACATTGTCCCGGTTAAAAACGGGATCGAGATGATGAACCAAAACCTCCCTAAGCACTCCCAAGAAGATGAGTATTGGAACTAAATGGCAACTACATACGCAGCCTACACAGGCAACGGATCGGTGGATACTTTCAGTGTCCCCTTTCCGTATCTCTCTAAGGCGCACGTTCAGGTTCTTGTCAACGGGACACCACAGATACTCCCACACCGCTGGCTGAACGATAGCACCGTTAAGCTACACACCGTCCCCGGTGCTGGGGACAAGGTTGTGATCCAACGGGTGACCCCTATGGATAGCCGATTGGTTCAGTTCCAGAATGGCTCTGTGCTTACACAGCAAGACCTAAATACCGCTGTGGCGCAGGTCTTCTACATCCAGCAGGAACTTCAAGACAGCTATGAGGATGCCATTTCTGATGGCTTGTCTCGCCTGTCTGATGGCTCGTTCATTGAGGGCAGCACCGCCCTCGATAAACAAGAAGCCATTGCTCAAGAAATCCTGAACACGGCAGTCGTCGCGGACCTACAGCAGCGCATAACGGACATTGATCTAAACGCCCAGTCCATTCTGGACGAGGCGGCGCGCGTCACAAGCCTTCAGGCTACCGTAGACGTCTTGGCGGACATTGACGGCACAGGCATCTCTACATTTATCCAGAATGAACAGATAGCGCGCATTGATGCAGACGCGGCTATTAACGAGAAGCTGGACCTCATCGGCGCAAAATCCGCTGACAGCCTCGCCTATATCCTGAACATGGAAAAGGTACGGGTTGATCCCACGACTTCTCTGGCAACGCGCCTGTCCGCCCTTGATGCCTCCGTGGGGGATAATGTTGCAGCGATCACCGCAGAGGAATCTGCCAGAGCGGCGGCCGACACAGCGGAGGCCGTACGTGTTGACGGCCTGCTGGCTACTGTAAATAGCAACATTGCAGCTAACACGTCAGCGATAACCACGGAGGAGTCTGCAAGAGTAGCTGCCGACACAGCGGAGGCCACACGCGTTGACGCACTACTGGCGACTGTGAATAGCAACATTGCAGCTAACACGTCAGCTATCGTTACGGAGCAAACCGCAAGGGCCAATGGGGATAGCGCAGAAGCATCCGCCCGAACAGCCTTGGCCGCGCGCGTAACTACTGCTGAGGGCGCTATCGCGGCGGCGGAAGCTTCCATCCTTGCGGAACAAACCTCTCGCGCTGATGGGGATGGGGCTTTGGCTTCAGACCTCGCTCTCATGGGCGCTAAGTCCGGCGATGGGGCCGCTTGGTATCTGGATGAAACAACGGTTCAGGTATTCAAAGAAGGCAGCACGACTATCAGAGAAACCCTTGGCACTCGCCTATCCGGCTTTGACGTATCTCTAAGTGGAAACGCCGCCGCTATTGCAAACGAAGTGTCCGCACGGGTTACTGCCGACGCTGCAATCAGCTCAGATATTACTCAGCTAGAGAACCGCATGTCGACCGCTGAAGGCGGCCTCTCGGGGAACACCACTGCGATCGCCTCCCTCCAAGGGCGCGTGACGACGGCCGAAGGTGACATCACAGCCATCAATGGTTCTATCACTAACCTCGACTCCTCCGTGTCCTCTCTCCCCCTGACGTACTATCAAGCTATTGCCCCGTCGTCACATAAGGCCGGTGACCTCTGGTGGGACTCCGACGACGGCAAGCTTTATCGCTCCAACGGAACCTCATGGGTCGCCATTCAGGATCAGGATATTGTTAGCAACGCCAACGCCTACTCCGCGCTGGAGACGCGCGTCACGGCCACAGAGGGGAGCATAACGTCTACAGCTTCGGACGTAACGGCACTGACGACCACAGTGAACGGGAATACGGCAACACTGACACAACATGCTTCATCCCTGAACGGCCTTGAGGCCAAGTATGGGGTTACCTTGGACGTCAACGGGTACATCACCGGGTTCAGTCAGAACAATGATGGCTCCTCCGGGACATTCAAGATAAGGGCGGACAAGTTCGTCGTCATTGATCCTGATGGTGGCAGTGCACAGAACGGGACCATCCCCTTCGAGATAGATAACGGAGTCACCTATATCCGAGACCTCATGGTGAAGAACTTAGCGATCAACAAGCTTGTTACAGGTTCTCTTAATGGGGACATGAACATGGGGACCGGCCGGATCATCTTGGATAATGGCGTCTTCATAAAGGTCATGGGGCTGGGCTTTGGGTCAACCAACCAGTTCCTTGAGTGGTTCGGGCCTAAGATGGCTCTTAATCTCATGACCGAGGCGAACGCCATTTCATACATTAAGACGAACGGGGACTCCTACTATGGAGGCTCTTTATCCGCAGGTATCCTTACTACGTCCGCCAGCACATCATCGCTGGCCGCAGACGCGTCCGTCACGGTTGGTCCTCTTGGCACGAATGGTAATAACAAGCAGGTTGTCGCCAGCATTACCATCTCTGGCTCCTACGAGACAGGAACATGGATACCTTTTGATGAAATATCCGATACTACAACCTCTTGGGGTAGCCTGACGCTATATGTTGAAGAATATACTGGCGGCATATGGGTAACGCGTATGTCCCAAGTCTTCACAGGATCGAAGAGGAGCAGGGAGTCCTACAATGCTGAGAACAACTGGAGCGGCACCCGCACCGACTGGAGCCTGTCAGGCTCTCTAACTTGGACGGACTCCGACCCAAGCACATCAGACAGGACTTACCGCGCTCGTATATCTGATGGCGACGCATCCACGCTTGTGGGTTCCATCTCTCAGCGCGTGACCATAATTTCAACCGAGGAATAATCCTTAACCTTAATCAGGCCGGGCCTCTGTGTTCTCACACGCCCGCGCCTCACATGGAGAAACCAAAATGCAACAACAAGCCAAACCTTCCGAAATGGTGCAGAACCTCTTGAACGAACAGACGCAGCTCTTTGCAGAGCTTGGTCGCCTTACCAAGCAGAAGGCGGATGTTGAGGCCAAGATCAACGCAGTATCCAGCTCGTTGCAGGGTGTCCAGCTCGGGCAGGCACTGCTGAAGCAGCAACAGGATGAAATTGATAAGCAGGAAGAGACCCCTTCCGACCCCACAGAGTAGGCCAATGAATGCCCATCACTAACGCCCAAATCGCCCAGCAACAGTCCGAACTGGTCTCCGCGTGGTCTCTCCGAGAGGATGAGATGCGGGACTGGCTCAGCGGTTCCGCTACCGGCGGGCCATACAGTGATGGGCGCTACCCTCTCACAGACTTCCTCGGGACAGTCTATTATGTAAAATGCCCAGCCCGTCTTGAGCTGGATGTGTCGGGACCAACCGGCTCCGCACAAGCTGCGCAGGCTGCTGCTGAGGCGGCCCTTGCCGACACCATCATAGCGCAGAACGCCTCAGTGTCCGCTCAAGGGTTCTCTGAGAGCGCGCGAGATGCCTCCCTTGCTGCTCGTGACTTGGCGGAGCAGCATAAGCTTACCGCCGCTACCTCAGAGGCCAACTCACTAGTCCACAGGCAGGCCGCCGCGCTGAGCGAGGCCAACGCGCAGACCTCAGAGGCAAGCGCGCTTGTCAGTGAGACAAAAGCCGCAACAAGCGCCACAGCCGCCGCTACAAGCGAGACGAACGCCGCCGCCAGCGCCGCCGCAGCGGCTACCTTTAACCCCGCTTTGTACGCCGCTCTTTCTGGTGCGGCCTTCACTGGCGATGTATCCATTACCGGGTCGCTCGACGTAACCGGGGCGGTTAACTTTATCAACTCCAATCAGGTTGACATAGGGGATAGCATCCTGACGCTCAATGCGGCCTACGCAGGATCAACTCCTATCGCCGATGGTGGGCTTGAGATCAACAGAGGGACGCTTCCCAGCGCTACCCTAAAATGGAACGAGACGGGGGATCAGTGGGAGGCTCAGGGGTTCTCTCTGTGGCACTCCGGCAACTTTGACCCCTCCGGGTACAGCCTGACGTCTCACGACCATGCTGGTATATATGCCCCATCTTCCCACAGTCACAACGATCTCTACTATACGGAGGCGGAGGTTGACGGCTTTCTGGCCGGTAAGGCGGATACCCATACACACCCCTATGCGTCGGACACGCACAACCACGACGCGGACTATGCGCCTCTAGGACACACACATGGCTATCTTCCCCTAGCAGGTGGTACGCTATCTGGAACCCTTACAGTCCAGCAGAGCGGCGATGTTGCTCTCTCTCTCCGCGTCCCTGCGGGAGAAGCTAATGATTGGAACTACATCTCCTTCTACGGCGCTGACGGCGTGTGGGATGGCTATGCAGGCACCGACGCCGCAGGCAATATGATCGTAACAACTATTGGTGGCTCCTCGCTCACCTTGAAGAGTACTAGTATCATAGCGAACTACGACCTATTCGTTAATAGCAGTAAGGTATGGCACGCAGGTAACCTAGACCCCTCCACGTTCGCCCTTACCACACACAGCCACGATGCCGCCTACTCACCTATTGGACATACACACAGCTACCTTCCTTTAGCAGGTGGTACGCTGTCTGGAACCCTTACAGCCCCTATTATATCCGCAACGGGCGGGTTCGCTGTAAAGGATACCCGCCTTAATGGCGACACCACCCCTGATGGCTTCACAGATAAGGCAATGACCTTATCATTTACGGACGACATCACCGGGTCCGTATCCACATGGGACTCCATGATAACGATGAAAGGGTGGACCGACGGTTACAGGGCTTGGCAGCTTATTGCCAGCTCTGAGATGGGGTCCGCAGATACGGCACTGTATTATAGGTCTGGTATTGGCACAACATGGGGGCCTAAAGAGAGGGTTCTCACAGACGCCGGAACCGTGCGCTCGACCTTATATAGCTCTGGGATGGCGGCCCCAAGGTGGGACACTAGCTTCTATGTTCTCCAGTCCCAGCATTGGCATGGGCACACAAGTACCCAGACGATGTACTTGGGCGAAGCGGGGAATACGGTTGAGGTTCGTGGCTTGTTTGTTAAGAACGGGGGTGAATACTTCTATCCCGGAAACAGTGACGCTGACATCGTGGTGAACGCCGAGCTAGCTAATCGGGCCACCGGCTCGCCGGATACGGTAGGGGATGGGAGAGGGTTCTCCGTTGACTACATGCTCGGCGCAGCCGTAAACAAACCAACTGGGGTAGACCACTCTCTCCTTACGATGGCCTACAGTCCTGCTTATCAAACACAGCTCGCGGGCGACTGGCGGACGAACAAGTGGTACGTCCGGGGGCAGGATGCTGGCGTTTGGAGCTCTTGGGCGGAGGTTTTAACTTCCCTCGGTGGAACCCTCACAGGCTCTCTTGGACTCGGAGTGGCCCCTGCAAGTGGCTATAAGCTTACCGTGGCAGGTAGTCTGCATATGAAGAACACCGACATCAACTATGTCAATCAGCTTCACTTTAATGACAACGTAAGGCTGTATGATGATGGTAATGTCCAACACCTGAACCTCAAGAGTGGCGATGCTGCCGTGGTGGGGCTGAAGTTAATCGGCGGGGACGGAACCCTACGAGGTCGTCTCTATTCTAACGTACCCACCATCATAGGCTTAACCACGTCTAATGGGACTTGGGGGATGAACTGCTTCAGCGGAGGTATGACACAGTTGCACTACGCCGGTGCAACTAAATTGCAGACAACAAGCGCTGGGGTGAGCATCGTTGGCCTCCTAGATGTGGACAGCATTAGGACGAGAACCACCTCCGCGCGCGTTAAGTTAGGTGTGTGGAGTGGCAGCCTATATGGTATCGGCATGGGTAACGCTTATACCTATGGCGACCTTAATGACTTCGCCATGACTTTCCAGATGAACTCCACGGCCAATCGAGGCTTCTGGTGGGGGCAGGATGCCCATACGAACGCCCAAGGGGCTATGGCGCTGACAAACGACGGTAGGCTTACTGTTGATAAGAGCATAAAACTCAACGGTAAGGGGTCCGTTCTCTGCCATGCAGCTTCAGCTCATGCGTCCGGCTCCATAACAGTCTCTGCGGCTGCCCCTACCGGCGGCGCAGATGGTGACGTCTGGATGGAGGTCTAATGCCAAAGCTTCACATAAAGGACGCCGGTATCTGGAAAGAGGTCAAGAAGCTTCACATAAAGGACGCCGGTATCTGGAAAGAGGTCAAGAAGCTTCACATAAAGGACGCCGGTATCTGGAAGACAGTTATTAACTCCATACTGACCTCGGCATCTTTAAGTCCAACATCTCTCACTAAGATAGGCCCGTCAGCCCCCGCGACAACAGCCCCCGTCACTTGCACCCCTGTGGGAGGCGAGGGCCACGTCTTCACTTGGGAGAAGTTAAGTGGATCGTCGGCGATCACAGCCAACAGTCCCTCAGCCGCCACAACAACCTTCACAAAGGCCAACGTTGGTGTCGAAACAGCCACCTTCCGCTGTAAGGTCGTCGCAGGTGGCGTGACCGTCTACTCCCCAAGCATCATTGTCGATTTTGAGATCGGCACCCAGTAACCTAAATCAACCTAAAGGAAATCAAAATGGAACCAATCTTCTTCCTCATCTTGGGCGTTGCCGCAGTAGCTGTAGCCTACCACGTCTATCGGCTGTATAGTGACGCTCGCAATCCCAACATCGACCCTCGCTCTGGAAGCTCCAGTGGCGGCCGACGTAAAGGCTCCATCAACAAGCGGCGGTACTAATCCACACGCACAAGGGAGACCCTGAGGTGAACTCGGGGTCTCAACTCCAAAATGACTGAAGACATTTTCCTAGCAGGGACGCTCAAAGCCGTCGCAGTGGCGGGCCTTCTGTCCCTTGGTGGTACTGTTATCAGCAACAAGCTGGATAACGTCCGCCAAGATGAGCAGATTGAACAGCTCCGTGAAATCAAGCAGGAAACCAACGAGATCAGAGACCTGCTCAGAGAGATCAAAGCGGAGATCGAGGACAAAAACAATGAATGATCGCGCTACAGAAGCACTCCTCAATTCCCTTCACGGCCTTGTGGCCGACTCCTTCGTTGAAGAGATACGTCGCTGTAAGGCAAGCGGAGAGCCTATCCAAGCGTCTCTCCTAGCGCAGGCGGCCAAGTTTCTGAAGGATAATGGGATTGATGCCCCAGCCCGTGAAGAGGTGCATATAGACACCCTCGCTGATGAGCTGGAGAGCGTCTCCTTCGATGCCGAGGGTAACGTTATTCACATGAAGGCCCGCTGAGGCGCACAGAGACTCACTGAGAGGGCTTAAAGGCCCTCTTGGTGCTTACCCTACCCGACCCTCCTTACATGCGCTCAGTGACTCTTAAAACGGAGACAATGCTCTGACGAAACAATTACCCCGCTCTGAGGTGGCGATGCAGAAGGACTTCAGAAAGTTCCTCTGGTTCGTCTGGACAAAGATACTCTACCTCCCGCAACCTACAAGAATACAATATGACATTGCCCAGTTCCTCTCCGACGGACCCCCAAAGCGTTTCATACAGGCGTTCCGTGGCGTGGGCAAGTCATTCATCACAGCCGCCTATATCGTATGGCGGTTATGGAAGAACCCTGATCTGAAGATTGTCGTGGTCTCCGCCAACGAGACCTTCGCTCAAGAGATCACCACGTTCATTAAGCAGATAATCAATCAGGTGGAGTTTCTGTCGCATCTGAGGGCCAAGCCCGGCCAACGGGACTCTACTCTCATCTTTGATGTTGGACCAGCACGTCCGGATAAATCCCCCTCGGTGAAAGCTGTGGGTATCTTCGGGCAGCTTACAGGCTCCCGTGGCGACATCCTTCTGTTTGATGACGTTGAGGTTCCGAGCAACTCGGAGACCGAGACAATGCGGGAGAAACTCTCCGCTCGCACAGAGGAAGCTGCGGCTCTCCGTAAGCAGAACGCGGAGACGATTTACTTGGGAACTCCACAGTCTCAAGATAGTATTTACCGTCTGCTGCCCTCTAAGGGATACTCAGTGCGTGTTTGGCCCAGCCGCTACCCTACCTCTGAAAATCTGAAACACTATGGCGAGTACCTCTCTCCGGCCCTCCTGAGGGACATTGAGGGAGACCCTTCCCTAATGGAGCGGACAGGCTCCCCGCACGGTGGTGCACCTACCGACCCTGAGAGGTTCGACGAGGCAGACCTGATGGAACGCGAGTTGGAGTATAGCTCCACCGGCTTCACCCTACAATTCATGCTCGACACGCGTCTGTCGGACGAAGAGAAGTACCCCCTCAAGATCAACGACCTGATTGTCATGGACGTGGACCCGGATGTGGCTCCCGTTCAGGTGACCTATGGGTCAGGCAAGCAGAACGCCATAGAGGAACTCTCTCAGTTCAACGTCGGGTTCGACGGTGACAGGTTTCACAAGCCGATGTGGGTAGCGGACCGCTTCGAGGACTACGAAGGGTCTGTTATGGTCATTGACCCATCAGGTCGAGGGAAGGATGAGACGGCATACGCCGTTACCAAGACGCTCAGAGGCATGATCTATGCCCGAAGGTGTGGTGGCGTAGGTGGTCATGGTTACTCAGAGGAAACTCTAAACACCCTCGCTCAGATCGCAAAGGAAGAGAAGGTGAACCGTATCCTCATCGAGGATAACTTCGGGGACGGTATGTGGACCAAGCTATTCTCCCCGGTGATCAACAAGGTTTACCCAGTGACCCTTGAAGATTACAAAGTGTCCGGCCAGAAGGAAGTCAGGATCATTGAACAGCTTGAGCCTTCCCTTGCAGGACACCGGCTGGTTATCGATAAGGCTCTAGTCAAGAGCGACTACAAGTCAGTAGACACCAACGTCTACCGTCTCTTCTATCAGCTATCCCACATCACTAAAGACAGAGGGGCCTTGAAGCATGATGACCGCTTAGAGACCCTCGCAAAGGCTGTCGCCTACTGGGGTGAACGGCTGATCGCTGATGTGGAGGATGCTGAACGTAAGGCTGAAGAGGCTGCTCTTGAAGCTGCCCTAGAAGAGTTCATCGCTGACTGTGAAGGACGTAAGCCTGCCCCTCCAGCGTGGATGAGCAGAAGATAGCTTTTCTACGGACTCACCCTTAGTACGCACTCTAGGAGATACCCCCCTGAGATATACTTTAAGATACTCTTTAAGATAGCTCATAGTTACCTTGAAGATTAACTCAATGGGAACCCCTGTTTGTGTTATCCATAGACAAGGGTTCCCCCGTCTTAGGGGGACCAATACCTTTAAGGAAGCTTAGAGATCACTCCGTATAGCTTTAAGCAAACCTCTAAGCCTTGAGGTAAAGGATGCCCTGTTGTGAGCCGCGGAGAGTCCCTCAGAGACTCGCTGAGAGGGCTTAGAGCTTCCCTGAGGGTGTTACCCCTCTATGGGGAGCCTTCTGCTTTCCCTGAGGGTTCTCTGAGAGGCTCTGAGGTATGGGTGAGCTTTATAGCTTCCCGTTTATTTTGGTGCGGAAATCTGAATGCCCACTTAATGATCCTACCGCGCGGACTTCCCCCCGTACCCCCTCCCCCTTCCGATCCCCCCGCTGGCACACTATCCGCCACATACTGGCACACAAAGGCTCTTTGCATACGCTAACCTATTGATTTATAAGGCTATGCAATCCCTGTTTAAGAGGGAATATATGTAGGTCGGCCGGTTAAGGCTGTCCATCCTGATTTATTCCCGCGTCTTTCCGCCACTATCTGTTTTTTTTATCGCCCTCAAAGGCTCTTGATGATCCCTTAATGGTCCGCTCAAAGGCCAACCATTTGCGCGCTTGTGCCCAGGTGAGCCACAGTGGCCACAATAGGATTGAGTGACCTTTAAGTGTCCGGATGCGTACCCGGTGCACATGTTCGCGAACACTAGCGGCTTTCTCCGGAAAAAAAACAGGCTGTATCCCGCAATTTTCCTAGCTTTTTTAACTTTTTTATCATACTTGCGTTTTTTTCTGTTGACGGATTAAACCCGATGTGCATAATGGGATACATCAGCAGCGGCGAAACGCCAAGCGGATCACAACCTACCCTACCGGGGTTACATAGCTTCTCCGATTGAAGCACAGACGGTAG